TTGTATGGACTTGCCGATACAAAAGGGCAAAGAGGGTTATATCGGCCTGCGTGATTTTAGCGGAATGATTTTGGAGGCGTTCACCGAAGCGGGCTTTATCTATCATTCCCGCGTCACCATCTGGAAAAACCCCGTGACCGAAATGCAGCGCACGAAAGCACTTGGATTGTTGCACAAGCAGGTGAAGAAAGACGCAGCAATGAGCCGCGTGGGGATCCCCGACTATCTGATGGTTTTCCGCAAAGAGGATGGCAGCGAACACCAGCACCCCGTCAAGTGTGACATTTCCGTCGATACTTGGCAAAAGTATGCTTCGCCCGTGTGGATGGATATTGACTACGGGAACACGCTCAACGCCAACGCTGGCAGGGATGGAGAGGACGAAAAGCACATTTGCCCCCTGCAACTTGACACCATCGAGCGCGCCGTGCATCTTTGGAGCAACAAGGGCGACAAGGTGCTGACACCTTTCTTGGGTATCGGTTCGGAGGTTTACACCGCCGTAAAACTTGAACGTTTCGGCATCGGTTTTGAACTGAAAGAATCGTACTTTAACGAGGCCATCAAAAACATCAAGAAGATGGAGGCCACAAAGAGCGAAGCCACGTTGTTCGATTTCGCCGAAGCAACATCATTCTAAACACCAACCCGCCCGCCCCGTTTCGGCGGGGCAGGCATAAAACAAACCAATATGACATACGAAGAACTGAAAGCACAAGAAAAGGCGACCGAAGCCGAGATAAAGAAAATCGAACGCCGCTACCGCGCCGCCGAACGCCGATACATCAAGGAACACGCCCCGTTTCCCCTGCGTCTGCACCAGCGCGTGACGATACGCCTGCGAGTGACCGAGGAATCGTTTAAGCGGATGGCAAAGAGCGAACGCCGCAAGAAATGCAACCAAATAGGCACGGAATATGAACTCACGGGCTTGCACACGGGCTACGGCATCGAGGAAAAGGACGGCACGATATACCCGTGCTTCTACCGAATGGCGTACCGCGCCAACGACGAGATACTTTCGTATTTCCCTGCCATCATCCAATGCAGCCACAAGTGCGACGAGTGCATCAAGGCAAAGGACGGGCTATGCTACCGCAACGGCGGCAAGGATTTGGGCAAGTGCTACGCCGACCACAAGATAAAGCCCGACGATTTCAGTTGCAGCGACTGCGAGATAGTCAAGCCCGACGGGTGCTACGTCGCGCGCGGCTGGATGGACGCGGGGAAATTCGCCCCGAACCTCACATATTTACCCCACCGCCAAATGTACCGCGTCTATTCGCTGAACTGGAAATGGTGCGAGGAATACAACGAATCGGAATTTTTGGAGCATTACTCTTTAACAAAGCCCGAACAATGAAACCCAAACGCAAACGCCGCGTATTCGTGCAAAAGATGCTTTTCGGTGAGGACGAAATGCGATATGTAGAGCAGTCGTGCCGCCGCACCGCGTACACGGACTATTGGCAGGGCGCAGCCGATATGATGCTGGCGATGCTTTCGCAACTGCCCCGCGAGCGTGCCGCCCTGCGTAACCTCAACCGCCAATATATGCAGGCGGTGTGCAAGTGCATCCTGCGTGACCGCGAAGCCCTCACACGTTTTCGCAACGGCGGGGCGTTCCGCTTCTACGTCGAGCGCGACGAATACGGCGAGATTAAGAACGTAAAGGCAAGGATATGACACGAAGCAGCAAATACTACCGCGACACCATCGCCGACCCGATAGCCCGCGAATACTACCTAATGCGGCAGCGCGATTGGATGCGCCGCGAATACCACGCGAACCCCGAATACCGCACGCGCAAACTGCGGGCAAGCCGTGAGCAATACCGCGCATACGTCGAGGCACGCCGCGCGACGAACCCGCCCGACCCCGCCCGCATCAAGGCGGCACGCATCGCGGCAGGGTACACGATACACACCGCCGCCGCCGCGCTGGGCGTGAAGCATCAAGTCATTATGGCGATAGAACACCCGCGACGCATCAAGCCGATACCCGCCGACGTGCTTAAACGCCTCGCAACCGCGTATAATTGCGATTTGGCGGCGTTTTACCAAACGGGCGATAAATTGCCCGACGGATGAACGAACGCGCAGCAGGCGCGAAATATGGCGAAACGCCCTACCCATCACGGGCGGGGCGTTTCTAAAAGCAAATAACATTAACCAATGCCGACAAACGACAAAGATTATGTTCGGCGCAAAGATAGCGAATTTCGGGCAAATATCCAAACGCGCGGCGACGATTCAGCGATAAATTTTGCAAATATGGTGTAATTCTTGCAAACACGTTGCGAATAAATTTGCGAATGTCGGAAAAAATGCGTATCTTTGCACCCGAAAAATAACATTTACCGCCTATGAACGAACAAGACATCAAACTCATTCCGACACAATGGATAGACCTAGACTTGATAGACCTCAACGAGGGGCAGGTCGAGGGGTTGCCCGCGAATCCGCGCAACATCGACCCCGTAGATTACGAGATATTGAAGCGCAGCATCATCGAAAACCCCGAAATGCTGGGGTTGAAAGAATTGTATGTTTACGCTTGGCACGGGCGTTTTGTGGACATCGACGGCAATATGCGCACCCGCGTGCTGCGTGAGTTGGGTTATACGAAAGCCCCCTGCAAGGTTATTCCCGAAACGGGCTACGACTTGCAGGCGATAGCCATTAAGATGAACATCAGCAACGGCAAGTGGGACACCGACAAACTTAACGCCGATTGGGAAAAGGATAAGTTAGAGGGCTGGGGCGTTGAATTGCCCGTCGAGGAAAGCAACATCAACGTGGATGACTTCTTTAACTCGCTGGACGGCTCAAACAAAAAGGAGCAGGGCGAAAAACTCACTATCACCATTCCCGAAGACTACGCCAGCGAAAAAGACGTTATCAAGGGGCTAATCAAGGACGCATTATTTGACTACAAGGGCATCACCATAACGTAATGAAAATATGTTTAGCCGCCCCTTTTATCACGCACAACCTTATTGCAGGGATGGTGCAATTTTTAGGGGGGGGGGTGAAATCCCAAACGGACGAGAAGATGAAAGTATGTCTCGCCGCCCCGCTCGTCAATCACTCGCTATTATGCACGGGGGGGGGTGAGTAAAAGTATTGAAAATCAACAATGTAAGCAAATTTACTACGCTTTTCTAATGAAAATATTTCTTGCAGGCGGTATTTCGGGAAATTTGCGCGAGTTTTGGCAAAACTCGCGCAGGTATTCGCAAGACCAAATAATGGCCGCGATGAAATCCTTTATTGCAGGCAAGGACGATAACAAGGAAATGCAAGACTATATTTTCGGGAAAGACTTTTTTATCAACGGCGACAATCTGCGCAAAATAAATATTCTTGAATCGTTCTACTACTTGCGCAACAACGACAATTTTATGCCGCTTATCGGGCAACTCGGCGTGTTCCTGCTGGATAGCGGCGCGTTTACATTTATGTCGGGTTCGCACAAGGGCGGCGTGGATTGGAATAAATACGTCGAGGAATACGCGGCGTTTATCAACAAATGGAACATCGACCTTTTCTTTGAACTTGACATCGATTCCATTGTCGGCATCGAAAAGGTGGAACGACTGCGCGAAAGGCTGGAAGCCCTCACGGGAAAGAAACCGATACCCGTTTGGCATCGCTCACGCGGCAAAGAGTATTTTATAAAGATGTGCAAAAATTATCCTTACGTCGCAGTCGGTGGAATTGTGACAAAGGAAATTGAGCGCAAGAAATACGAATCGGCTTTCCCGTGGTTTATTCAGACCGCCCACGCCAACGGGTGCAAGATTCACGGGCTTGGATATACGACGCTGGCAAACCTCAAAAAATACCACTTTGACTCCGTTGATAGCACGGCGTGGCTTTATGGCAATCGCGGCGGCTATCTTTATAAGTTCAACCCACGGACGGGGCTTTTGGAGCAGATTGGTAAAGATGGGTGCAGGCTGAAAACGCGGGAGGGCGCGGTAAATAATTTCAATGAATGGGTAAAATTTTCAAAATACGCAGATAAAAATTTGTAATATGAAAGATTCAATCATCATTCTTTCGGGCGGTATGGATAGCGTTACATTACTGCACGATTGTAAAGCAAACATCGCCGTTGCAGTCACATTTAACTATGGCAGCAACCACAACAAACGCGAAGCCGAATACGCCGCATATCATTGCCAGCAACTCGGTATAGAACACATCATCATCCCGCTTGCGTTTATCGGGCAATATTTCAAGTCCTCACTATTGCAGGGCGCGGGCGCAATACCCGAAGGTCACTACGCCGACGAGAATATGAAATCGACCGTCGTGCCGTTCCGCAATGGTATTATGTTGGCTATTGCCTGCGGTCTTGCAGAAAGCCGAGGTTTAACCCGCGTTCTTATCGCCAACCACGCAGGCGACCACGCAATTTACCCCGATTGTCGCGCAACATTCATCGATTCAATGTCGGAGGCTATGGCATACGGCACATACGAAAACGTGCGTATCTTTGCGCCCTATACATCATTGACAAAGGGGCAAATCGCCACCATCGGTAAAGAATTGGGTATTGACTACTCAAAAACTTATTCCTGTTACAAGGGCGGCGAAAAGCATTGCGGTAAATGTGGAACGTGCGTCGAACGCAAGGAAGCACTCGCCGAGGCTGGCATCCCCGACCCGACCGAATACGAATCATAAAAGCAAATACTATGTACTACGTTAAAAAGCGAATCGAGATTGCAGGCAGTCATCATCTTGCACTCGACTACCCCAGCAAATGCGCGAACCTACACGGGCATAATTGGGTGATAGTGATTTACGCGAAATCCCGCACCCTCGACCGAAATGGAATGGTGGTGGACTTCGCCAAAATCAAAGCCCGCATCACCGATAAACTCGACCACAAGAACCTAAACGATGTTTTCGACTTCAACCCGACCGCCGAGAACATCGCCAAATGGATATGCGGCGAGATAGAGAATTGTTACAAGGTTTCCGTGACCGAAAGTGAGAACAACACCGCAATATACGAAAAGGATGAAGATTAACGAAATTTTCTACTCATTGCAGGGCGAGGGTTTCCACGCTGGCACGCCCGCCGTATTCGTGCGCTTTGCGGGCTGCAACCTCGCCTGCTCATTCTGCGACACGAAGCACAACACGTTTTTACTGATGGGCGAAAAGGACATCGTGGAAAAGGTCTGCGAATACCCAGCGAAACACGTTGTACTCACGGGCGGTGAACCCTCTTTGCAGATTACGCCCTCATTCATCGAGGCATTGCACAAGGCGGGGAAATACGTTGCAATCGAAACCAACGGCACGCGGAAACTCCCTGCTGGCATCGATTGGGTGACGTGTTCGCCCAAATACGAAAAGGTCGTTTTGCCCGCCTGCAACGAAATCAAGGTTGTCTATGAGGGGCAGGATATGACGCAGTACGACAAGATGCTTTTCGCAAATCACAAGTTCGTGCAGCCCTGCGACGTTAAGGACGCGGAAAAGAACGCGGCGAACATTGCCGCCTGCGTGGAGTTCGTGAAACAAAACCCCGAATGGCGGTTATCATTGCAAACCCAAAAAATACTGAATATCCAATGACCTACGAAGAATATAACGCCGCGATAGACGAACTTATTGAGCAAATCAAGTCAAGCGGCAAGACATACAACGGCGGCGTGTACGGCATCCCGCGCGGCGGCTACTACCCAGCAATCCGCATTGCAAAGGCGTTGGGCGTTCCCGTCATTGCTCATTACGGGTATTTCGACAAAAGCGTTTTGGTTGTCGATGATATTGTCGAAACGGGCAGCACGATTTTCAAGTATGGCGACAATGATACGGCGGCGGTATTCGCATACGATTCAAGCCCCATCAAGCCGACATACGCGGGAGTGATGATGTACGAAAAGAAATGGCTCACGTTCCCCGACGAGGGCAGCGCGACCATTGAGGACAACATTGTCCGCATCTTGGAGTATATCGGCGAGAACCCGAAGCGCGAGGGGCTGGCAGGAACGCCCGACCGCATAAAGCGAATGTTCAACGAGATTTATCGCGGCTACGACCCGAAGCGCAAACCCAAAATAACCACATTCCAAAACGGCAAGGACGGCATCGTGTACGACAATATGGTTATCGATGAGGGTGACTTCTATTCCTGCTGCGAGCATCACATGATGCCGTTCTTCGGGCATTATTGGTTTGCATATATCCCGAACCCTCACGGCAAGATATTGGGCATTTCCAAAATCGGTCGCGTTGTCGATTACTGCGCCGCCCGCCTGCAAATACAAGAGCGATTGGTGCACGACATCGTGGATATGCTGGCCGACGCGCTTGGCACGCAATACCCGCCGCTTGGCATTGCGTTGCTGATGAAAGGCGAGCATCTTTGCAAGACGATGCGCGGGGCAAAGAAAAAGGGTCTGATGACGAGTTCGTATTTGACGGGCATCTTCAAGACCGAGGCCGCAGTCCGTGCGGAGTTTATGCAAATCGTGAACAAATAACGTAGAGGGGCGGGCAGCAAAAGAGATTTAACAACCCGAATCATCAAAGGTCATTGTCTATTTTGCAATATTGCACCAGCCCGCCCCGAAACGATTTATCAAATCATAACAAGCAAGAATTATGAAATACAACGCAACGCTGGCGTATAAAATGGGCGAATGGGTAGCCGCGCACGGGCTTATCGAATACGGCGGTGCGCCGTTGCACTCATTCCTCGACATATTCAAGATTGACCAGCGCACCTACTATCGATGGCTGCGTGACAACGCCGAATTTGCCGAAACATTACAAAATGCAAAAGAGCGTTACAAGGCCAACCTTTCCGTGAAACTCGTCGATTCCTTGGCGCGTGCCGCGCAGGGCTACGAAGCCGAAACGACGCGCACGGAGTACGTCAGCGACCGCGAGGGCAAGCCCGTCATATCGAAGCAAATCAAGGAACGCAAGCCCGTGCCGCCCAACGTGGGCGCGGCGATATTCCTGCTGACCAACCTTTCGGCTGAATGGAAGAACCGCCAAACCAACGAGATAACGGGCAAGGACGGCGGCGAACTATTCAGCCAGCCCGTGACAATCCGCATCCACGAAACGGGCGCAGGCGACACCGACGCGGGCGAGGAAACGCAGGAATAAACGTGCAACGCTATGAACATCGACGTAGAACTCACCCGCAAGCAGATAGCCGCGTACAAGGTGCTGACGGACTACGGGAACGGCGTGAGCGATGTCGGTTATGGCGGGGCGGCACGCGGCGGCAAGACGTGGCTGGGGTGCTTTTGGCAGATAACCCGCCGCCTGCAATATGCAAAGAGTGCGGGGATGATAACCCGCGCGGACTTCACCGACCTAAACTCAACTACGATGCGCACGTTTTGGGAGGTGGTCGATTATATGGGGCTTAAAGGCTGCGTGGGCTTCAAGGGCGGCGTGGACAATTACGCATACTTTCCCAACGGCTCAATAATCTTTTTCCGTTGGTGCAAGTTTTTGCCGAAAGACCCCGAATTTGACCGCTTCGGCTCATACGACCTCACGGATTTCTTCGGCGACGAATCCCAGCAGTATCACCCGAAATTCGTGTCGGTCATCAAAGGCCGCTTTTCCCTGCTGAAAGGCAAGAATCCCGACGGCACGGAGTGGGAGGTGAAGCCGAAAGCGTTGTTTACTTTTAACCCGTCGAAAGGCTGGATTTATTCGGACTTTTGGAAGCCATTTCGTGACGGCAATATGCCATCGTGGAGGTGCTTCATTCGCGCGCTGGGCAAGGATAACCCGTATGTGCCGCAATCGTACTTCGAGAACCTCAAACGCGCGGACAAGGTTACGCAGCAGCGATTACTCTACGGCAATTTCGACTACGACGATGACCCGTCGGCATTGTTTGACGATTATGACGCGCTATGCGACCTTTTCCACAACGAGCATATCCAGCCCAACGGCATCAAGTCGGGCGCGGCAGACATCGCGGGCAAAGGTCACGACCGCTTCACCGCGTATTCCTGCAACGGCAACGTGTACCGCTTGGCGATAAACAAACCCTATTCGACGGGCAAGAGCGTTGAGCAGGACTGCAAGGCGTTAATCATCACCGACGGCATACCGCGCTCAATGTTTGTCGTGGATGCTGACGGCATCGGGAGTTATCTTGAATCCTATTTAACGGGCATCAAGGAGTTTCACGGCGGGGCGAAGCCATACGACCCCAAATACCGCAACTTAAAGGCGCAATGTTACTACAAGTTGCGCGACCTTGTGAACCGCCGCGCCATCCGCATCATCGGAATGTCGCCCGCCGAGCAGGAACAACTCAAAGAGGAATTGCAGGCCGTGCGCATCGTCGGCATCGACAACGACACGGGCAAATTTGAAATAAATAGCAAGGAGGAACAAAAGGAATTGCTTGGGCGTTCGCCCGACTTGGCCGACCCGCTTGCTATGTCAATGATATTCCGCATTCGTGGCACGGGTGGCGCAAAAATCCGCGTCGGCGCGCCAGTCTAAAACAACAACACCAAATGAAAATCAGCATCAACCGCCAGCGCGTCAAGCAGGCCGCGCACAAGGCAAGCCGCGCAGCCCGCATCGGCATTTTCACGGGCATCTTGTATTTCACTTTCCCTTTCTGCGGGCTTATGATATGGGCATCCGACCACCTCGACGCATTGAACTATGATTAGCAACAAACGGCATCTTTCCCCGCGTGAGGACGGCGAACTGCTCACGGATTGGCTCGACCGCAACGCCGCGAAGATACGCGGGGCAACGTCAAGCGCATTTATGGACATCGTGCAAGAGGTGAGCAGCGAATCATTCCGAGCAGGCACAAAGGAAGCGTGCCGACAATTCCATTGCAAGTTATGAAAGGTTTATTGCAACACATTTGCAACCCATTTAGGCGCAGGCGGGCGCGCAATACCCGCAAGAAAGCGTTATCTTTGCAACGCGGCGGGTATGCCCGTGTGTATTCGTTTGCCGAGTTTGCCATCCTCTACCCGCTTTGCACGGATGAGGAACGGCGGCGGCTCAACGCGATAATGCAGGGCGCGGAACGCCCCGAAACGCTGGCAGGCCATCCCGTGCCGAAAGACCTCAACCTCGTTTCATACGGGATGCTGGACGATTTGGCGCAGGCGGCGAAAGGCGGCGCGGCGGCAATGATAGAGTGCATTTGCCGCGTGACGGGCGCAACGCCCGAAGAACTGCAAGCGTGCAACGTCATCGACGTTTACGGCGCGGCGAATTGGCTGGGGCGTGAGGTGGAACGGATAAACAAGTTATTCAAATCCATCGCCCCGAAATACACCGCCGAGGAATTGCAGGCGGGCGTGAAACTGCTGGATTTCGGCTCATTCGGCGTGCTGGATTGGTACGCACACCGACAAGGCATTGCAGACCAGAACGCCGTGCGTGACGTGGCTTGGGTGCGCATCTACACTTGTATGAAGCAGGACGGGCAGAAAGCCGACTACGAAAAGCGGTTGAACAAGGTTTATCAAAACAAATACAAACACAATGGCAAGTTATAGGAACTTCAACGTAGAAAGCAAGGTGCGCTGGATTGTCGAAGAACAATGGAAACCCAACGCCGACTATCGTTTCTTGAATTGGGCGCAGGCCAACGTCGCGCTCGACGGCATCAAACGCCCTACCATCGTCTATATCCTGCCAGCGTCGGGTTCGCTCTTTCACCGCTTCAACCAAACGACCGACCGCCCGCAAACGCAGATAGCATTTCTTTGCAACACCCGTTTCGATTTCCGCACCCGTGAAAATGACAAACTTATGGTGGCGATGAAATACTTGGCCGCAAAGTTCGTGCGTGAGGTGAATAAATCGGGATTGTTTGAGGCCATCCCCGACAAGACCGAAATTCCATATCAAGCCGTTTACGATATGCTCGACCAAAACGTGACGGGCGTAATCATCACGCTTAACATGCGCGAGGTAACGGGCGAAAACTTCTGCGAATAATGAAAGACGAAAGCCGCCGCAAGTTCGATGTGCAGGACATCATCGTCAAGCACTTGGATAGGGTGAAGCAGACCATCACCCAGCAGATGAGCGTATATAACCGCAACGCGAGCGGGGCGCACGTCGATAGCCTCACGATTGAGGCGCAAAGCAACTACGGCGCGTTGTGGGGCTTGTATTCGTTCAATTATTTGGAAACGGGCAGCAGGCCGTGGAGCAGGCGACCGCCATTCGTGCCGCGTTGGTTTCACAACATCATACGGCAATGGATAATCGACAAAGGCATCCCCGTGACGCTCGTTCCTTATAAGACCGACCGCCCGCACAAATATTCGGTGCAGGAGCGAAGCCTGCAAATGGCTTCGGGTGCAATAGCAACGTACATTATGAAACACGGGACTTCGCTATACCGCACGGGCGTGCCGCAAGACCTCTTTTCGGGCGCGATAAACCGAGCGTGTGAGGCGATAGCCGAGGAATCACGAATGAGGGTTGCGCAGACAATCGAGAACATCAACAAATCAATGTAATATGAGGACACTAACAACGGACGGCGTTACGCTGACATATCCCGACCTTTGGGCTTTCTGCTTTTCGCCCTGCTACGTCGAAATAACGGGCGCGACGGGCTACGCAAAGGCCATCGTTTCGGTATATAACGGAAACGGCGCATACAACGTCGAAACGGCACTTTATGGCGGCAAGGCGAAAATCCTTATTTCGTCATACCTGCAACTGCTGGCATCCGCAGGGCTTTCGGGCAATCGCTGCGTCGATGCGGCGTTCTACGTTTCGCTGAATGACGGCACGGATACGACGAAAGTATTTGACGAGCAGGCGACGGGCGGCTTCTTCATTATGTGGGGTAGTTTGCGCCCCGTGCAGCGCATCGGTTTTGTCGGCGCGTACACCTACGACCCCGTTGCGCTGGCATTCGTGCGCCGCGTGCGTTGGTTTAAGAATTTCCCGTTTAGGGTGTCAATCTTCGGCGCGGCAAACACGCCTTTCCGCGTGCGCTACGACCGCAACCTCTACGGCACGACGCACAACTTCGGCGGGTGCAACGGCTATCTCGACATCGACCCGAACACCTACGCCAGCGCAGCGCAGCGAATGGCGGTGATACGCACGGAGGGCGCGGGCAACGGCGGCGGCACGTTTGACGATACTTTCGACTACACGTTTGAGGCGTTGGCCAGCGACAACACCATCACGCGCCTTATCATCGACAACGCCTGCAAGGGCTATTATCTGCGCTGGATTGACTATTTGGGGCAGTTGCAGTATTTCCTCTTTGACGAGGGTACACGCGCCACCAAGACCGAGAACGGCGACACCATCGAAATGCCCATCATTTACGGCGGCGTGAACTACGGCGGCGGGCGCAGGGTAACGTCGAAGCAATGCCAGCGCAGCGCACACGTCGCCGCCGTTGGGCTGAACCAATACGAATGCGACTACGTTGCAACCATCGCGCAGGCGGTAATCATCGACCTATATAGGGGCAATGATGCCAACGATAACGAAATATGGCTACCCGTCACCATTGAGGCAGGGCAGTTTTCAGCGAGTGAGCGCGTCGGGTTGCAGGATTACGAGATAACAATCAATTTGCCTACCGAGGCATCGCAAAGGCTATGACGGAAGAACTCTACATCATAAAGAACGGCCAGCGCGTCGCCCTCGACCTTTGCACCCCGTCGGGCGTGGCGTTGGTGTTTGCGTCGAATCTCTTTGCCGACCTATCGAAGATAGATTGCAGCCATTCGTACACGTTCAAACTCCCAGCCACGCAGAACAACGCGCGGGCGTTTGAGTTGGTCGCCGACTTGCGCTATAATTCGCCGTTGTACGGGCTTCGCATCCCGTGCGAGTATTGGCGCGACGGCGTGCCTATTGCCGTGCCTGCTTTCTTGTATGTGTCCGAAGTGAACAAGGGCGCATATTCGGCGGTTATGACGTTTGCAGTCATTGAGGGCTTGCAGGCCATCAACGACAACGACGTGAGCATCACCGAACTTGGCGACACCACCAGCCCCGAAACGATAATGTATGGCTGGGACTATTCCAACCGCAACGCGGGCAGCCTCGCCACCTACTGCGACGCAACGGCATACGACAACGCCGTGACGCAGACACCGCAATACGCGGCGGGCGTGCCGATAGAACACGGCTACAAGTTCGGCGACGGCGAAAACCCCGTCTATCAGTTACCGCTAATGCCGCCCGTCGTGCCGTTGCACCTATTGCTCACGAAGATACAAACGCGATATGGCCTGCAGATTGATTTCCTCGCCCCGTACAACTATTCATCGTGGCAGAGCGACGCGGCGCAGGGCAAAACGCCGCCGTTCTGCGGTGTGGCTGGCATCCCGTTGGTGACTACGGAACTTGGCAACCAATACGTCGAGCAGCAGGACATCGAAATGCGCAACGTCACGGGCGTAGCCGATGAAACGTTCACGTTCACCACGCGCGATGGGCAGACCGAGGTCGAGGTGAAGAACGTCTTGCAGTTTTCATCTTTCGCCTATTCGGTGCAGATGGATTTCCTGCAACTATATTCAACCCATTACCCCAATTTCATCAAGGCGTTGCAGTACCGCGTCGGCCTGCGTATCGGCGGGTCGCTTGTGGTGTCGTACAACGAGGCCAACGAATTGCAAACGCCGCCACATCTTCGCGTGGTGCAGGCTGGCGCACGCGGCGAAACGGAACTTGCAGACATCGAGGGCGAATACGACGCGGACAATTCAAGCGCGGGCGACCAGCGTTATTATTGGGATTTCCGCGAAACCGAGGGCTACACGCCGCACGACTGCGACGCACCGACAAAGGGCGCGCCCGTCGGTTTTGTCATTGACACCACCCCCGACACGTTTATAAGCGGCACGCTTTCTTTCTCGCCGTTCTTCGATGAGGGCGCAATGGGTCACCCGTGCCGCGTGTTTGAGTGTTTGCCCGACATTTCCTGCTTCACGTTGTTAAAGTCGCTTTTCTACATATTGGGCGGATTCCCGAAAGTGACGCAGGGCGGCGCGATGGGGATTTCGTATTATACGGAGTTGCGCGACAACTTGCAGGCGGGCATCGTGTACGATTGGACGGGCTACGCCTGCATCGACTACGGCGCAGACCCCGACATGCTCAAATACACCAACGGCAACCTCGCGCAGCGCAACCACCTATTGATGAAGAACGAATCGCTGGAACGGCAGGATGTAGGCCGCACGGATGACGTTTATGGCGCGCCCGACTTCGCCCTGCAATGCGAGAACGGCACGCTGGAGAAAGACAAGACGCTTCACCAATTCCCGTTCTACGGGCGTTTTATGCGCAACGGGCAGCATCATTCGCTGGCGACGGGCGAAAGCATCAAATATTGGTCGGTGCAGGATAACCGCGCCAGCGCAAGCGAAGCGAAGCCCGCCATCGGTTGTTTCAGCATCGACGGCGCGCGGTTGAAATGGGGCGTTTGGCAGGCGGGCGACGATAACGAGCAATACAACTACTTGCAGGCCATCATCCGAAAGCCATACGTCGTGAAAATCCCCGTGCGCGTGCCTTTGCCCGTGCTTGTGGGCATCGACTACACCCGCCCCGTATATATCGGGCAACTCAACGCATATTTCGCAATAATGTCTATCACTATGGACGGCAACGGGCAGACCACCGCCGAACTTATAAAACTCCCATAATATGCCAACCGAGAAAATAACGAAACTTTTAGAAATCAATGTCAATTCGCAGAACGCCATCAAGTCGGTAGCGGACTACGAAATGCAGATTCAAAAGGTCAAGCAGCGTCAAGAGCAGTTACGCAAGGAATTGAAAGCCCTGCGTGACGAGCAGGCCGAGGACGTGAAGAAATGGCAGGACGCGGGCGCGTCGGTCGAATTGGTGTCAGCCATCGAAAAGACGCACGAAGAACGCATCAAGCAAAAGACCGAGGCGATAATCGCGCAAAAGGCCGTTTTGGGGCAACTCAAAAAGGAGCAGGGCGTGGTCGAGAAGCAGCTGCGTCAAAACGTCATTGCCGAGAACGCGGAGGAGGAATCGCTCGTCGCCCTGCGTGCGCAGTTATCCAATCTGACGGCGTTGTATGATGCTTTGAGCCGTGACGATAGGCTTGGCGAAACGGGCGAATCGCTGAAAGCCCAAATAAACGAGGTGACGGAAAAACTCAAAGAGAGCGAGGAAGCCACCCAGCGTTTTTACCGCAACGTCGGAAACTACCGCAATAGTATCATCGCGGCGTTTGACGCAATGGACGAGGCGATAGAAAAGGACAAAGCCAAGTTGGAGGAACTGAAAAACGCCGAGGGCGACCACGCAAAGGAAATCGACGAACTCACCAAGAAAATAGAACTCAACACCGCCGTAAACGAGAACGCCAAGAAGATGAACGACCGCCTGCTGGCTTCGATTATCCCCTTTGGCGACAAGATACTGCCAATGCTGGCGGGCGGGCTTAACGGCGTGAAAAACGCCTTTGCCGTAGCCACGACGGGCGCGAAACTCTTTGCCCGCCAACTGCTTGCATTGATGGCAAATCCCATCGTCGCGTTTCTTGGGCTTGTGGCCGCAGCCATCGCCGTTGTCGTGCGCGGCATCAAGGGCAGCGAGGACAATATGACAAAGTGGAACAAGGTCATTGCACCCGTGAACCGCGCGCTGGCCGCAATGGAGGGCGTGCTGCAAAAGGTGTGCGGATGGATTCTTAACATTGTCGCGGCGGGTGATGCCCTGCTTATGTTCTTTATGAAACTTGGTGAGGCGGCATTTGCAGGCACGGCGATAGGTGATGCTTTCGCCAGCGCGAACAAGGCCACCGAGGAAGCGATAAGGCTGGAGCAGGAAAAGGCAGACGTGGCGAAGAAATCCCGCGAAAACGAGGTGCAGAACGCAAAGGATGCGCTTGAAATTTCCCGCCTGCGTGCCGAAGCCAACGACAAGGAAAACAAGACCATCGAGGAACGCCTCGCGGCAAACAAGCGGGCGCAGGAGTTGGAGCAGGCGCAGGCCGACCGCAACGTCGAACTTGCGGAACGCCGCCTGCGTATCCTGCAAACCGAAAGCGAATGGGCAGACAATGACGCGGCAACGAATGAGAAGCTGGCGCAGGCCGAAGCCGAGGTTTACCGCGCACGCAAAGAGCAATACGACAAGCAGCGCGAATTGATGGGGCAGGAGATGGCAATGCGTCAGCAGATGGCAGCCGACGAAAAGGCGCGACGCGACAATGCGAAGCAGGATGCGGAGAAAGCCGCCGCCGAAGCGAAAGCCCGTGCCGACGCGGAACGCAACGCCGTGCGTGAGGCCGAGGACGCAATGCTGGAACTCGTCACCGACACCGCTGCAAAGCGTGAGCAGGCCATCCGTCAGTCATACGACCGCGAAATAGAGGATTTGCGCCGCCGCTTGGATGAGGAAAAGAACCTCACCGCCGCCGCCCGTGATGCGATAAACGAAACCATCAAGGCAAAGGAGCAGCAGCGCGCCCGCGACCTCGCCGCATTGCAGGCCGAAATTTCAGCCGAGCGCATCGCCGCCCGTCAGCAGGAAATCGCGCTGGAGTTGGAAGCCGTGCGCAAAGGTACGGAAGCCGAGTTTGAACTGCGCCGCCAGCAGAACGAATTGGCGTTGCAGGCCGACCTCGCCGAAACCGAAACCGCCATCACCAACGCCGAGGAACGGGAACGCCGAAAGCAACTCATCCGCGAGAAATACGCGGCAATGGAGCGTGACCTATTCAACGAGCAGCAGCAGGCGCAGGCCGAAGCCGAAAAGCAGGCCATCGAAAACCGCTTTGCCGAACTGATGATGCAGGCCGAAAACAATTCCGTCGAGCAGGCGAACATCGAACTTGACCGCCGCCGCACGGAGTTGGAGGCGTTGCACCAGATGGAGGGTGAGAGCGACGATGCTTTCCGCGCCCGCGAACTTGCCGCGCAAAAGGCGTACAACGACGCGAAAAAGGAATTGACCGAGCAGGAAAACAAGGTCACCGAGGGGCGGCTGCAAATCGCCGAATCCGTCACGTCGGGCATCGCTGGCGCACTCAACGCGCTGGGTGAGCAGAACAAGGCATTTGCGAAAGCGTCAAAGGTGCTTGCGTTGGCCGAGGTAGCCATCAACACGGGCAAGGCGATAGCAGCAGGCACGGCGCAGGCGCAGAGCGTGCCGTTCCCCGCGAATCTTGGCGCGATAGCAACGACCATCGCCACCATATTAAGCAACATCGCCACCGCGATAAGCACCATCAAGTCGGCGCATTTCGCAACGGGCGGCAAGGTGACGGGAGCAGGCACGGGAACGAGCGACAGCATCCACGCAATGTTAAGCAATGGTGAGTACGTTATGACGGCCAGCGCGACGGACTTGTTTGAACCCGTATTGGCGGCAATGAACGCGATAGGGCGCGGCGTGCGCCCGCAGGTGTCCGCAGGGCTTACGATGCAGGCGGCATCGCCCGAAAGCGTCACCGACGCGATAGCCGCAGGCGTGCGCGACATTCACCCCGTCGTATCGGTCGAGGACATCAACGCAGGGCAGGCGCGCGTCGCCGTAATTGAAAAACTTGACACGCTATGACGTACTACGAATTAGTCAAACTTAATGCGCCGTTCCTGCGTGTGTTGAAACGCAACGGCGTGCTGCTGGAGGACACCGAGGCGATAGCGATATATGAGGAATACCGCGCAATGGAGGCCGAGGGGTTGAAAAAGTTGTTTATCCGCGAATCATTGTCGAAGAAATACGGCGTATCGACGCGCAGCATCTACGACATACGGCATCGTTTTGAATCACCCGTTGAGATTTGATTTTGTGGGGCGGCATTTTCGCAATGTTCGCCCCAAAATTTTGCGAAAAACGGCGAAAATTTATGCTAAAAAGCAGAAAAAACGGCGATTTTTATTAAAATTCCTTAAAATTTTGCAAAATCTTCGCAAAATATTTGCAGGATTCAAATAAAATCCGTATATTTGCAACGTAAAAATAAAGCAAATGACAAGTTCAACCCTAAAAAATTAAAGAATTATGACACGCAAGAATTTAACCCCAACAAACGATGTACAGACAAAGGTCGCCGCAATGATAAACGAACTTTGCAAAGACGTTATCGGTGAGTATCAAATAACACTTGATAGCAAGCCCGAAAATTCCGACGAATGGAAGGCTGCAAAAGAAGCCCTCGACGACCCAGATTTCCTCTATGAAGAAATTGTTAATAAATTCCGCGCAGGATATAGCGGATGGCTCAAAAAGGGCAACGAGAACACCCATTTTGTTACACTCCTTTGGGTAAGAACAAAAATCGCCGAGCGAATCAATTATTACCTTTCATAACAACCAACGGGGCGGGCAACCGCCCCAGCATTCCAACCAAAAGCAAATAACATCAATAACCAATAACGACAAAATTATGAGAATCCAAGACATCACCCCGAAGCAGTTGCAGGCCATCGAGCAGGCAATGCAGACCGCCGTTTCCCGTTTGGGCATCCACGTCACGTTTAAGGCCGAGATTCGCAAGGCGTACAACGGCGAGCCGTACATATTCATCAACTCGTCGGAGTTCCAAACGTTCCCCGTGCTTTTCCAATCAATCCGCGTGACGGGCGAGGGCGGCGCAAAGGAATACGGCGACGGGTTGCAGTTGTATTTCCACGTCAATTACTCATACGACCATTTCGGCGGCGGGCATAACGGCTGCGACATCGGCACGGCTCGTTTCATCATCCACCCCGACGGCTACACGCAGTTTGAGGGCTTCACGCTCAACCAATAACACCCCAGCACTATGATACCGAAACTTTTGTCAATAACTCATTTTGAGTGCGAGAGTTTGAACGAACACGAACTCAACCTATTTAATGACGTATTTGTTTGGAGTGACCCGTTTTGGCTCTATTACCCGACCGTGCGAAACAAGCGAATCGTCCTAACGATAATTAAAAACCTGCTTTCCGACTACAACGCCGCCGACGATAGCCCAAAAGCAAAGACGCGCCGCCAAATCACGGAATACCTCATTGAGGTGATGGCAGACGTAAATTATAGCACCAACCAATAACACCCAGCAGGGGCGGTACTCCCGCCCCACCAACATAACCAAAAGCAAATACATTAAAACCGACGAAACAATGAAAACGACAACAACCGACATCGCGCAGACCATCCGCAAGGCGTTGCGCCTGCGTGAGAAACCCCAAGTATTCAAGAGCATCACCAGCGCACGCAAGGCCATCAAGCAGGGAGCGGCGTATCTGCTGGAACTCCCTACGGGCGCGTTTGCCCTTTGCCGCAATGATGCGACGTGCGACCGCCTTTGCAACGTGGCCGACGCGACTTTAATAGCAATCGCCGAGGGCGGCAAATGGTATGAGGTATGAAGCGGGCTGCAAGCGAAATTTTCTACGGCGCAATAGTAACGCTATTCGTTACCGCCGTCACGTTGGTAGCCGTCGCAATGACGCTCACCGACATAGCCATCGACAACATCAAACAACTGACTAAAAGCAAATAACATTATGGACAACTACCCAGCAGGCGCGGCAAACGACCCACGCGCACCATATAACGATGTCGAACTCTCCGACATCTACGGCGACCGAGCAAATGAACTCATCGACCAAGAGATTGACGATAACGAGGGAATGTTTTTGGATTGGGCGCAGGACAACGACCATCTGCCCGAAGATTACACCGACGCAGACTTGCAGGCGATAGCCAGCGACCGCGCCATCCGCGACGAATACCGCGAATATCGGTTTGACGATTTATGCGAGGAACTGGCCGAGGATGCCGCCGACTACGAAGCATATTGTGAAAGCGAGGCATACGAAGCAGCCCGCGAAGCGTATCTACTTGGCGAATAATAACCCGATTACTAATAGCACCCTAAAGCATCAAGGGTGCATAAAACGAAAAGACTATGGCAACAATTCATTTTGAAATACAAGACAAGTATTTGGATTTGGCTTGCTCACATCTTGTATGCAGGTCAAACAACCAAGATGTCATTAACAAGATTCAAGACGCAACGCGCAGGATTAAGGAATCTGATGGCCCTATCATATTGTCAGCAGAAGATTTTGAAGATGATGGGCAGTTATTCCTCGGACTTTCATTTTGTGCAATCGGCAAATATATTGTATAAACAATACTACTATGAATGTAAAAGAACTTCAAATAGGCGACCTCGTTGATTATCGCGACCATACAATCAAGGTGACAAGCCTTTATGACAAGGGTGGAAGTAACGAGGTGGGATTTAGCGATAGGGAAGATATTTGGGTAAATGGCTGCGTTCTGAACCCTATTCCGCTTACACCCGAAATACTCGAAAAGAATGGGTTTGTAAACGATTTTTACGAAAATGAAACGATAGCCGACAATGGTGCAGCAATCACCTTTCAAGGCTATTCGTACCACGATGATGGAATATTGGTGACGTACTGCAACGAAACCATCCACGCAACAAATGAATACACCGATGCGTATATCGCCATTAGAGGAACGAGTGTTAGCCTATTGCAACACGTTATGCGTTTGTGCGGCATCGACAAGGAAATCACCCTTGCTTAATTATAACCCAAAATCACATAAAGCCTATGACGTAGAACAAAGACGGGTACGGGGCGGCGGCTCATTAAAAAATATTTCGGTTATTGTGTGTAAACGCTCAACCCGCCGCCCTTATGCCCATCAAAACAAATGCAACTATGGAAAATATGAATAAAGTAAAATTTGACGAAATAAAGGCTGGCAAACCTTATTTGATAAAGATTGGTTATGACCATCCAATCGTCATCTACTGCAAAGAGGTCAAGGATATTCGATGGCGAGAGAAGG